TTTGAGCTTTACCTGAATGATGCCCTGATTGAGAAGAAGCCCAACCCCTATGGTTTTATCCCGTTTATCATCTACCCCAACCTTAGAGAGCCAAAGAAGTTCTGGGGTATTTCTGACCTATCGCAGATTATGGAGTCGCAGCGAGAGCTTAACCGGGCAATGTCACAGCTATCCAGGATACTGGAGCTATCGGGCAATCCCATTGCCGTGCTGGAGAATGTAGAAGAGGCTGAGGATATTACCGTTAGGCCGGGGGCGGTGTGGAATATCCCTGAGGATGCTAAAGCCTATCTGCTTGACCTGCTACAAGGTGGTGGGGTCAGGCTGCACATAGATTATATAAATCTTTTGTATAGAACCCTGCACGATATATCGGAGTCCCCCCGGGCTGCCTTCGGCGGAACAGAGAGGGATTTATCCGGGGTAGCCCTTGAGATTGAGCTCAACCCACTACTTCAGAAGGTGAGGCGAAAGAGAATCATCAGGACTGCCGTGTATAACCGGAGAAACAAGATGATTCTTAAGCTCCTGGAAAAGTACCAGGGAATGGAGTTTGGCGATAACCGGTTGCGGGTAATCTGGAGTCCGATACTGCCCCAGGATTCAGCCCGGCTGGTGTCCAATGAGCAGACAATGGTTCAGAGCGGCATCCACTCCAGACGCGGGGCTATGGAGGAAGTGGGGATTAAAGACCCTGAGGCTGAATTTAAGCGCTGGCTTGAGGAGAGGGAAGCCATCCTCAGGATGAATAAGGAACTTAACTCACCCAGAAAAATCTTAGATTTTTCTGGAAACTCGCTTAACGCCAGGTCAACGACAGGCAGAGAGGGAGAGAGAGCTTTAGCCGCAGAGACCGAAGGCGTTGAGTAATCTCCAGCATAAGGAGGAGAAAATTGCCAGAAGATATGCAAAACCAAAATCCCAGCGGGGAGGAGCTAGAGAGTGCCACGGCTAGGGTTGTGGAGCTTGAGGAGCTTATCGTCAACAAAGACAAGGAGCTTGCTGCCAGGGATTCCCGCATCTCTGAGCTGGAGCAAGCAATAGCTGATAGGGATAACCAGATTGCTCCCCTTAGACAATCTCTGGCTGAACTAGAGCCGAGGTTGACCGAGCTTGAGAATAGTCTGTCTCAGGCGGTATCAAGCTACCGGGCATTGGTGATTAAATCAAATCCCGGCGTGCCCGAGGAACTGATAACCGGGGACAGCATTGAGGCTATTGACAAGTCTGTGGCAGATGCCCGGAACCTGGTCGATAAGGTGAGGAAGGAGTTGGAGGCTGAGATAGCCAAGGCTAGGGTGCCGGCTGGGGCTCCACAGCGGACGGCAATAGACTTTTCAGCCCTATCCCCAAAGGAAAAGATTCAATATGCAATAGGAGAAAGGAGATAAACCATGGCACTAACATTAGCTGAAGCAGCCAAGCTGTCAAATGATATGCTACTTCAAGGGGTGGTGGAGACCATCGTCAAGGACTCGCCCGTCCTTCAGCAGCTCTCTTTCATTGAGATTGCGGGCAATGGCTTAACCTATAACCAGGAAAAGACCTTGCCGACCATCGATTTTTATGATGTCGGTGATACCTGGGCTGAGTCAACACCAACCTTTGAGCAGAAAACAGCAAACCTGAAGATTATGGGTGGTGACGCCGACGTGGATAACTTCATCAAGGCAACCCGCTCCAATATTCAGGATTTGGAAGCAGCCGTAGTCGAGTTGAAGGCAAAGGCGCTCAGGGACAAGTTTGAGGATACCTTCATCTATGGAAATGCAACCACTAATCCCAAGCAGTTTGATGGTCTCAGAAAGCTTATTGATACCACCACCGCCAGCAACTATGTAATAGCAATGGGACCCACCGGCTCTACCCTAACCCTGGCTAAGCTGGATGAGCTTATTGACGCAGTCAAGGGTGGCAAGCCCCATCTGCTGCTGATGAGCCGGCGCTCAAGGCGCAAGATTAACGCTCTGGTCAGGGCAGCTGGAGGCATGATAGAGACCGACAAAGATAAGTGGGGTAACTTCATCCAGCTGTGGGACGGCATCCCAATTGGCGTCAATGACTGGATACTGGATACCCACGTCCTTACCGGTGGGGTGGAGACGGCAACCACCGGAGGCACCTGCTCCACTATCTACGCCTTCCAGATGGGCGAGGGGGCGCTATGCGGCTTAACCAGCCCCGGTCACCTGACAGTAGAGCCAATCGGCTCGCTAGAGACCAAGGACGCATCACGAACCCGGATTAAGTGGTACTGCTCGCTAGCGCTATTCAGCTCAATCAAGGCAGCCGCTTTAATTGGGGTTCAGGACTAAGATCAACCAGATTCGGGGGAGCCTCTGGCGAGGCTCCCCCAGAGGAGGGGAAAATGGAAAACAAAGATGTAGCTCGATGGAATTGTCACTACAAACTCAGTAAATACCACCAGGATATTGAGCCCTATCGTGGCTCAGAGCCAGCCTTCTATAACCGGTTCAAGCCTTATGAGGTTATTGAGGGCGAGGGTAATTGCCTGCTTAATGTTGGCATTGATGAGATGTGGGACTTGATTGTCGGTGATTCAGCTAACCACTTCAACAATGCCAGCGCCCAGATTGGTGTCGGTGATTCCAGCACCGCTGCCACTGCCACCCAGACTGACCTTCAGGCAGCCACCAACAGGACCTATAAGGGCATGGAAACCGGCTACCCCACTTCCACCAGCCAGAAAGCAACCTTCAAGGCAAGCTTCAGTGACAGCGAAGCCAACTATACCTGGAATGAATGGGTGGTGAAGCAATCAACCAGTGGCAAGTGCCTTAATAGAAAGGTTGACGCTCTGGGCACAAAATCAAGTGGCACCTGGACTTTAGAAGTTAGCATTACTTTGAGCTAGGGAGAGTAAATGGCTGACAGGCAGAAAGCTCTCAATGTGCGTAAGGCGGTTGATGCCGGCGAGGAATATAACACGCAAGAGCTTGGCTATAAAGATAGGGAAGACTTTGAGGCTAACGCCTCTAGCGCTGATAGACAAGCTCTTGAAGGGATGTGGCACTGATGGCTACGGAAATCTTAAGACCAAATGCTGCTGGGGATTCAACTCAGTTAACCAAATACCCAGATTCAGGTGCAAACTGGGATAAGGTAGATGAGGCGGTAGCTGATGATGATACCACTTATGTTAAGGCCGTCAGCACTTCCTACCTGAGAGATTTATATAATCTGCCTGCCCATTCTGTAGGCTCGGGAACGATAAACTCCATTACAATCTATTTCTGTATAGCTACAGCCCTTAGCAATAAAACGGCTTATGCAAAACCTTCGCAAAAATCTGGGACTACAGTAACAGACGGCACAGAGGTATCTAAGACTGGAGTAACTACATATGAAACATTTTCTCAGACTTATACCACTAATCCTGCTACTGGTGCAGCCTATACTTGGGATGAGATAGATGCGCTACAAATTGGATTGCAATTAAAGATTTCAAGCACTGCAGGGAGTTCTGCTGCTAAATGCACCCAAGTCTATGTTGAGGTTGATTATACGACGGGAGGAGTAACCGAGAAGACCTCCTCTGATACTGGCTCTGGGGTTGATGCCTATGTTTCCCTGGAAACTGCGGAAGTCAAGTCATCATCTGATACGGGGTCTGGTGGTGAGGGCACACCGATGCTCAGCGCTATTCTGTCTGGGAGTGAAATCGGCTCTGCCATTGAAGCCCTTGTTGCCAGACTATTAGCTACCTTTGACGCCGGCACTGGCATTGAAGTCGGCAGTCTGCTCAAGGACCTGTTTGCCACTGAACTGGGGCAGGGCATAGACACCCTTGTTGTCAAGAGAGAGATATTTGCTGGAGGTGAAGGCACGAAGTTCTTTGGTGGGGGACATGAGCCCCCACATCGGGCGAGTTAAGCCCAGAGGGGAGGTATGAAATTATGGACCTAAGCACGATGAGAAGCATTGTCAGGCGCGACCTGAAGGACGAAGACGCGGGGAACTACCGCTGGAGCGATGATGAGCTGGACAGACACATTGCCCACGCAGTAAAGGAGTTTTCCGAGGCAGTGCCTTTACCGGCAAAAGCCACCCTTCCCACCACCCCAGGCTCCAGAGTGATTGATATATCATCGCTGACCGATAGGGTTATGGTGGAGGCGGTGGAGTATCCGGTAGACAAGTTCCCGCCCTGCTACCAGAGGTTCGCTCTATGGGGGCATGCCCTAACCCTGTTTAGCGACGAAGTCCCCGATGGCTCTAACTGCAATGTCTATTATGGCATGCTCCACACCCTCAATGCCCAGGAGTCTACTATCTCGGCCAAACACGAGGATTTGGTCGCTATCGGCGCCGAAGGCTATGCCGCTGTGGAGTGGGCTAGCTATGCCATCAATCGGGTCAGCGTCGGCGGCACCACCACGCCGAGGGAGTTCCTCGCTTGGGGCAATGAGAAGTTAAAGCAATTCAGAAGCGAGCTAAAGAGACTGGGAAGAAGGAACCTGGTCAGGATTCGCCAGCTCTATAGAGTGTAAAGGAGGCTATGATGACAGTGAGAGAAGCACTACCTAAGACCAAAGACGGCTTGTCTAAGGAGGCGTTTGCCATCGTCGGCGACCCAGGTGACCCTGATACCTGGAAGCTGCCCCATCATAAGAAAAACATCTTCAGAGCCGTGAAGGGGAGGCTTGATATTGAAAAGACGGTTGACTGGGAGCGGATGCCAGCGGCGGTGGCTGCCCTCTCCCGGGGTGGTTACCGAGGGCGGAGAGTTGATGCCAGCCCGGAGCAAATTCTACAGGCAGCCAAGCACCTGGCAAACCACTACCGCAGTGCAAATAAGCCATTGCCTGATACCCTGGCAGCATTGGTGTAGTTGAGATGGAGGATTTAGCCCAGTTTATTAAGAGCCTTATCAGACCCTTTATCATCGTCTGGGGCTTTACCCTCTACAGCGTCTGCATTTTGACTAATATGGAGGTGCCTCCACTATTAGCCGGATTGGTCTCGGTGGTTATCATAGAATACTTTGGCGAAAGGGCTGTAAAGAGGTTCAGGGAAAATGATAGGCCGACTGTATAAGTGGCTTTGGACCAGGATAGGTGGCAGACCCTGGAGTCATATTATTCGGGATAGCCAGAGGAAACACCCCTTATTGTGGCTCCTACTTTTTGGCGCCATTGGTATGCTACTCGGGCACCTATTCTGGTGAGGCGGAGGGCACGATGAGACAACTTAGTTCAACATTGCTTGCTGCCCAGAAGGAAGCGACCCATACCCCATACGTCAAGGTGGCAGCCTCAAACAAGCACTCCGGGGTAGTCAACCTGCGGTGGGCAAGGCTCTATACCGGCTCGGAAGATGATTACTTCCACGCCGTGACCATCCCCGAGGATGGCTCCCTGAACCGGGTCAGGATAACACCACCGGCTGATTCCAGAAAGCTCTATCGCCAGAGGGTGGCTAACCCCAGCCCGGAATCCGATTTCAGCCAGTGGGTTTACACCAACCAGTATGATGCGGTTATTGTCGCCGGCTGCTCTCTGGGGGCTGAGGTCTCCATCTTCTGGATTAAAACTGACCGAAAGCTCTACCAGTTAAAGAGCACCGACTATGGGGTTAGCTGGGGAGACCCCCAGCTCCTAGGCTATACCCCAACCACCGCCATTAACGGCATAGCTGCTGGCTATAAGCCGAATGGCGATATCGCCCTGTTCTTCGCTGACCAGGCGACCCTCTATGTGATGAAGCGCATAAGTGGTAGCTGGGGAGAAAAGGTTGCCTGGGACAAGTCGACCGGTGACCTCTCAGGCGTAGCCACGGTCTATGGTGACGACTGGAACCTTTTTGTTACCGGGAAGGACGCCGGGGGTAATTTTAAGCTGTGGTCGTTGGTTTACGGCGATGGCGGGGATGTAGCTGCCGGCACCTGGTCAGCACTGAAGGAGTTTGCCTCAGCCCCATCAGATGGCAAGTTTGAATACCGGGCAGCATTCATGGATAAACCCGATGTCTATCGCTGCTTCTTTGTTGAGAAGTTCACCGGCACCAAGTCTTATAACTGCCCCTTCTGGTCACATTCAGTTTCGGAGACCAAGTTTGTGGATAACCTGTGGCACGAGCCAATACCGTTTAATCTTTCCAGCCAGTATGGCATGGCTATCGCTCACCACGGTGAGTATTGCTGGCTATCTACCCCCTATGGCGTGTGGCGAGCTAAGCTGACCCCGGAAAGTCTGGATTTAACCGCCGACGTCCTGTCATTAAGGCAGGAGCTTACCCAAACCAGAGGCAACCTTACCGTAGAACTGAGAAACGATGACGGCAGGTATGCTTCGCCGGGGCAGGGAGACCTAGCCGTCCTTGACATCGGTTGTCAGCTTGAGTTCAGCCCTGGCTATGTTACCGCTCAAGGAAACGAGGTCAGCTCAGGGTTAGCCTTTGCCCTTGATGCCTATGAGCACACCAGCTCCGGCGGTAGGGCAAGTCTGGTTCTTCACGCCTCAGATGGCTGGAAACTGATGGAAAACTGGAGAGCCAGACACCAGTTCCGATGGAATAAGGCAAGCCAGGAGATGAGCGTCAAACAAATACTCCAGTTCGTGCTGGCTAGGGTCGGGCTGAAGCTTGAGGTAAAATCCCAGTCCTCGGTTCTAACCGGCTACTACCCTGATTTCACCATCAATCCCAATAATACCGGCGATACGGTTATCAGCCGGCTGCTATCCTTCGTCCCCGATGCTCTGTTTATTGAGGGCAACAAAGCCTATGTAGTAAATCCCCTGTCCGCCGACGGCTCTGCTTACTCCTATGGCTCATCCCACTCCATATTTGACGGCAGGTATATGGCAGAAGCCTGGGGACTTAACCGAGTCCAAGTTGAGGGTTATGACCCGACACAGGGTGAGACCATAGTGGTTAATTCCTTCACCTGGGAACAGATAGATAGGCTCTATGATAGGCTAGGGCAGGTTGAGGACAGGAATATAGATAGTGTGACCAGAGCTGAGCAGAGGGGAGAAGCCTATTTAAGACAGGCGGAGGTAGAATCAGTTAATGGCTCCATCCTCGCCCCGACTAATTGTGGTCAGCAGCTATATGACGTCATTGACATAACCGATAGCCGGGCGGGACTGCAAACAGCCAAAAGGCGGGTTCTCGGGCTAACCTTGGTTTATAATCCACGCCGTGGAGAGTATCAGCAGCGGTTAGTGTTAGGCGGAGTATAGATTGGTAGAAGGAGAGCTAAGATGAGACTGAGAAAAGCAGTGCTGAAAAGTTTCAACTCCGGCGACTATACCGCCACCGTCCAGCTTGCTAGCAGCTACAAGGTTTACCTTGAAGGTATTGCTGTGGCGCGCAATATACCAGCCGCCGAGGTGGCACTGGGCAGAAAGGTGGCGGTTATCTTCTTTGATGAAAACAACGCCAAAGATGCCGTGGTGATAGCAGTCTACGCCTAGACTAAGCCTAAAATATCATTCTCCTACGTAATAAGAAGAGAATAAATGCCACTATTGCCACTGCGGCTATGATTCCGCCGACCAGCGGCCAGTTAATCACTGGCGCTAGAGTTGGTACTGATGGTGCCGGTGTCACTGGGGGTGGCGGTGTTGGAGCCGGTGGTGCCGGTGAGGGTGCCGGCGGGGGTGGTGTCGGCGGTGCTGGTGCCGGTGGCTTCTCCAGAGTGGTAAAGGTGTACTCAGGCGATACCGCCAGGTTACCAGCTCTGTCCTTGGACATGGCCCTGTAGTAATAGGTGGTACCCGGAGTCAAGCCGCTGAGGTGAACATGATGCTCAGTAACCAATATCTTATCAAGAGGCGATAGCATGCTGGGACTAGCCGAATATTCCACCTGGCTAGTACTCCGCTCATTAGTTATCCAGCAGATATCAGCAGTGGTCTCCGTAACGCCGCCACAAAGCGAGATGTTTGAAATTCTGGGAGGGGTAGTGTCTCCCCCACCAGTAGGACGTCCCCTGGTAGTGAAGCTCCAAGAATATTCAGCATTGGGATTACCGGCAACATCCTGAACTGCTCCAGCCAGAATAGTTACCGTATACTCGGTATTATAGCTAAAGTTATCATGAGCAATGGTAATGGTATCAGTTGCCTCATCTAAGGTTGCCAAGATACCGCTAACTCCATCGATAGTGATTCCCGATAAGTCTACAGCAGTGACATCCTCATTGAAGGTAGCGCTGACCACAGCGTTAAGCGCCACACCGGTGGCATCATCTCCAGGGGTAGTGCTCACCACCGCCGATGGCTCCACATCAATGAAGATGGTGATGTCCTGCGGGTCTAACACAAACTCGTTACCAGCATTGTCGTAAACCCGGTGATACAGAGTGGTGGTGCCTTCGTCGGAGATGGTGAAGGGGATAGTGTATGTAACCCAAGTTATGCCATCGAAGCTGTACTCAACCCTGTCCAACTCCGAAATTTCATCGCCACCGGTCAGGGTAATAGTAGCTTCGTTCCACCATGTACCTTCCTCTGGGCCAGGATAATCGCCACTGATTTCTTTCTCCAAGGTTGGGGCTGTCGTGTCAATTTTGATGTCCTGTGGGTCTAGCACATACTCATTGCCAGCATTGTCGTAAACCCGGTGATACAGAGTGGTGGTGCCTTCGTCGGAGATGGTGAAGGGGATAGTGTATGTAACCCAAGTTGTGCCATCGAAGCTGTACTCCACTCGGTTGAGTCCTGAGCCCGGAGTGGGGTCACCGCCCGTAAGGGTCACCTCTACATTGCTGGTGTACCAGCCAGCTAGACCTGAAGTTCCTGACAAACCCTTGTCGAGGGTAGGTGGTGTGGCATCCACTCGGAAGGCTATCTCCCCCTCATTGGCCATTGACCAATCGCTGGTAGCTCCATGCTCGTCAGTGGACATTACCCGCCAGTAATAGTCGCCATCAGGGAGGGCTGGAGAGATGAAGCTTGTTGGCCCTTGGTCGAGTAACCCTGAAGTATAGTCCACCACAGGAGAGCCAAAGTCGGAGGAATCGTCTATCTGGATGGTATATTGGACCTGATCGCCATCAGGGTCACTTTGGGTGAAGGTTAGCTCAGGGGTATTATCGTCGCCCCACCTGCCGTCTACATACTGAGTGGGACCCAAACCACTGGGCAGATCGGGGGGTTGATTGGTAGTAAAGTCCCAGGTTCCGTCTGACCAGTTGCTCCAAACTGTTCCATCAAAGACTCTCACCTTCCAATAATATTTGGTGCCGGGCGAAAGAGGAGAGGAAACAGAATAAATAATTTCACTGCCACTTGACCACGGACCCCCAGTAGAATAATCTGTTTCATCTATCTCTGGTGAGGAGAAATCTGAATTATCATCTACTTTAAGGTCAAATTTAGTACAATCATCATCATCCGGGTCAGAATAATTGAAAATCAAATCAGGCGTTAAACTCACCCCAGTTGCTCCATCAGGAGGGGAGACAAGCGTAGGAGTGGCGGGGCGCTGGTTAGGTGAGCCATAGGTTATGAAGTCGTCGGTCATGCTAAGGTATTGGGCATAAATCCAAGCTGCAGAACGGGTGATATTTGAGATACGGACTTCGTCAACCAAACCATGTAGGTC